TCAATTACCCGGCCAGCATCCTCAGGTAATTGATGTATCATCATTGCATCATAAAATGCATGCAGCCTGTTCATTTTATCGATCTGGATGGGATGATGCAGTTGCATTAGTAGTAGACGGTGCAGGTACATCGTTTCCGTTTAAACTAGCTAATGGGGAGCCGACATGGTTTTGGGAAGTAGAATCAATTATAGACTGTTCATATCCGTTTGGATTTAAAACATTATATAAACATTATGCTACTCGAGAATCAGTTATTGGTGGTATTTCTCAAATACCATCTGATATGCTACATGAGTCAGGATCAACGCATACTGCATTAATTTCAGATACTGCAGGTATTACTAAAGTGTATGAAGCAGTTACTGAATACTGCGGCTTTGACGGAATTGATGCTGGTAAAACTATGGGATTGTTCCCGTATGGTAAACCTAATGAGTCAATACCTCCACTATTCAGTGACGCTACTGACGAACCATTATCAAACAGAAGTTTATTTATTCCTAAATATCCAGGAACTGCAACTGTTAATCAAAATATGTATAGTTTTTTAACAACTGACAATTCTGTAACTGAATTTACTACATTAGAAAATCGAAGAGATTTTGCATATGCATGTCAACTTGAAACACAACAACAAGTGTTACGATTAATTCGAAAAGCATGTGAGATGTCTGGTAAAAAACAAGTTGTTATTTCTGGCGGATATGGATTAAATTGCGTTGCAAATTATTTTTATTTAGATCAATTACGTGATGAAGGTATTGAAATATATGTAGAACCTATATCAAATGATGGCGGAACTGCGATCGGTGCTGCATTAATGCACTGGTATCAAACTTCAGCTAGTATGGAAAAACAAGATCAATCAATATATCTCGGTCCGCATTATAATTATAGCACGGATGATATTAACGAGTTAGCTGTAAGTAATAATGGTACTATTATTGATGCAACCTACCGTGACATTGTTAAATTATTACGTGATAAACATATTGTAAGTATGTTTCAAGGTAGGTCAGAAAATGGCCCGCGTGCATTAGGTAACCGATCTATATTGTTTGATCCAACATTTGAAGATGGTAAAGATTTTGTTAATAGCATTAAAAATAGAGAATACTTTAGACCGTTTGCTGGCACAATCTTAAAAGAACATGTACATAAATGGTTTGATTTACGAGGTAAAGATGAGTCTCCACACATGATGTATGCAGTAAATTGCCAACCTGGAATAGCAGAAAAAATACCAAGTATTATTCATGTCGATGGCACTTGCAGAATACAAACAGTAACCGCTGACCAAAATACACACTTTTACAATCTAATTAATGAATTTTATAAAGAAACAGGTGTTCCTATTTTGTTTAATACGTCATTTAATCTTGGTGGCGATCCTTTGGTTGAAACCTTAGAAGATGCTATTGATACATTAGTAAAAAGCAAAATTGAATATTTATATTTGCCTGAATATAACAAATTACTAACATTTAAAAATAATAATTAATTATGGTTTATATCAAAACATAACGGCTTTTAATTACATATGAGAAACTTCTAAATACCAAATATCGTATTGAAATCTTTTACTTAATAAATGATTGCTGATTTTAAGATTATTATCAGCAATCATCTTTTCAAATGTCGTTACTCCTGATCCCCAAATATTTTCAACTAATAATATTTTTCCATCATCTGCTAAAAACGGTTTTACATTATTAAAAAAATCATGATGAGTTGCCCAGTCTGTATCTTTATAACGACGTTGATCTGTTAATAATGGAGCATACGGATCGCAGTTAAAATGCGGTGGATTTGCGATAATTAGATCAAATTTTGTGCCAGTTGGAATTGATTTAAAATTATCTGAAACATAAAATTTCACACAGTCTTCTAAGTTATTATCTTGTATAGTTTTGTTAACTATTTCTTTAGCTGGTTCATATATATCAGATAGATGCAATGTGTTGCACAACTGATTGCCTAGCACTGCAAACCCTAAAAATCCTGGTCCAGAACACCACTCTAAACAATTATTAAATACCCTATTTGGATACAATGTTTGTATTACTTCTACTAATTCTTTATTTAAGATATCTCCGGAGCCATTTAGCTCGTGTGTAAATGATATCGAAATTCCGGGTACATTATGTGTTAAAATCATTTAGCCTCTTTAAATTAAATCAATTATGTCAATAACAGTTTGAATCTTAGTTTGAATAACTTTATTACGCAAGCTAAGATTTAACCCGCGATGTATAGGTTTTGGAAGTGCAATTAGACTAAACCAACCCCAAGCAATGTGTTCATCACTTAAGGTTGGTACAAATTCATTTTCCACTAAACAAAAATATGTATGAAAATTAAAGACACTATCGTTAGATACAAATTTTTCTAACGGTAGTGTTTTTTTAATGACTGGAAGAAATCCAATTTCTTCTTCTATTTCTCTAGTAAGACCTTGCCACGGGTTTTCGTTAGCTAAGTTAGTACCGCCAACTAATCCCCAAGTGCCTTGATGTTTACCTGAGGATTTTTGGATTAATAGAAATCTATGCGTAGATTGTGAATAGATTAATGCACCGCTACAAATTACTTGTTCTGTTATAGCTCTAGTCGCCATTTGCCAACCTTATATATTCCTTCGAAACTTTTAACCCAATTTACGCCATTCCACATATATTGAATTCCAGAATCTGTATATGTGTTAGTTTGCCAAACAATTACGTCAGTTGTGTTTACTGAACTAAAAATTACATTCCATTTAGATCCATCCCATTCAACAATGTCATTCGCATGCGCAATTAAATCTTGTCCGCTAGTCCCTTTCCAACCAAGTGGGCCGTCTGTGTTAGTAACATCACCAATATCTTCTGTTAATAAATATCGTAAACCTTGAAAAACTGTATGATCTTTTGGATTAAATGTTTGCGGATTAATAACTGCATCAAATGTTCCTGGTGAATTAAGTATATTACTAATTCTATAATTTGGACCTGCATTGTAATTTGGATCATAATCAAAAAGACCTACACTATTAATACCAGTATTAGGATTAATAGTATCCCTGTCCCATACAACATTTAGTACTGCTTCATTTATTGGATCTCTTGATAAGATGCCATTAACTTCTGTGCCATCAATTTGCATTAAAAATATTCTTGCAATACCTGAGATAAACTTATTTGGGAACATGTCTAACAATAAATCCCATGACAATTCCTTGTTTACTCGATCTGGCATGTTAAATGACAAATCATTTGATACTGCACCATTATGCGAATCTAACAACGTTATTTGATTATTAAACACTTCAATTACATAATCTTCTGTAACTGAAATAATCTCGGTCATTAGTGACGACGGAATACCATCAGGTATAAATGCATCATTGCCAAACCCAGAAATTAACGGTGAATATGCATCATGCAAACTTGTAATAATTTTTCTAATAATGCCTAATTGTTTAACTTTTACTGGCGGGCTAATCCATATCGGAGTAACTAGTGTTAGTGTTCCAATGTCAATAGGCGTGTCGTTACCTACTGGTATTGCTCTACTTGACCAGTTAACTGCATCTAGATACAACACAGAAATACTAGTCCAATCAACGTAGTTGTCGGTGGTTTGTATTTCTAAACTAGGATTAAAAATCATAAAGATCTGTTCCATAAGTTGTAACTTTTGATCAGTACTAGCAGTCCAAATGTCAACTTTCATAGTTAACTTAAATGGAGTTGGCATAATTTTTTCTACTGTATAATTTCTACCTAAGTTACTTGTGTATTGTCCATCGACAATTTCACGTTCTCTATACTGTTTTTTATTAACAAATGTGGGATCTTGAATACGGTCACGATCTAATTCAATTGCGTGAATGTATACACTTATTTTTGGAATAGAGTTTACTGTATTTTCTGAATTTTGTCTTACAATAGTTGCAGCTTGTCTATCACTGTCACCATAAGATACCGGAACACGATGTAACGTTCCGTCACTATATCTAACAGTAAAGTTACTAAAGACTCTAATTGTTTGGGTAACGTACCGTCTAATGGCTCCGTCATAAAAATGTTGCATATAATCTCCTATCCGTTATTTATTGTAGTAAAAATTTACAAATCTGCTTTTGGTTTAAGCACTTGTGATAAACTTTGACGTTCTGCTTCTCTATGATTAAACAACATAACTCTCCATGCTCCGGCATACGGGATAGTAACTTGTGAATCTTCTACAATTGGTAATGTAACTTTAATTTTAGAAACTCCATCAACAGTATACGATTCAAATAGATCTGGATTATCAGCAACTACAAACTCTAAACGTGTAGTTGAGAATTTAATTACAAGGTATTTTGCAATAGTTGGATATGCAAATTCTGTATTAAACACAAAGTCTCCAACTGCTAATCTAACATAATCAACTGCAAGTTCTTCAGTGTACATAAATTTATTATTATTAATAAAGCTGGTTTTCAATGTTTGTCTATTATTAGTATTTGTCATAGTCATACGTATGTTATCTTCAACTTTTAGCCAACGTTGTCCGTTAAATTTAAATAATCGATTTGGTAAAAAATCAACTCTTAAATAAAAATCATTCTCTGCAGCGTTTTGCGGGAATCTAATTCCTGTTCCAAACACATATCCATTTGGCGGATATCCATCACCGAATAGGTAACCAGTATAACCAGTACGTAATGGTACTGCGTTAACACTGCTAACGTTAATATTTGATAATCCGTTAATAGATTGGCTACTGTAACTAGTATCAATTTCATCTGAATCGACTGTCATTAATATTTTATCACCTGTTTTTTCGTCAATTGCTAGTGTATAGAACTGTCTAGTTTCAAATCCGCTCATTGGCGAATCAAGTTCAGCTTGTCTTACAATTGCGTCAGTAATTTCAAGTTCTTTGTTGCGTGTACTTAATAAATCACGAAGTGCATATGGTGCATCTTCTCCTGCAGGTTTGTCAAGTATATCAGAATATTGTTGTGTATCTGTTAATTTTTTAAGTTTTAATCTATATAAATGTGGATACCATGTAGCACTATACCCTTCACTAGGACGATCTACTTCTTCAATAACAAAGAATCTAGGTACACTAAGATCTAAGTCGTTCAGTGCAAAATCATCTTTCAAATGAGGTAATTCCATAACGTCACCAGCAAGTGGTTTACGGCCTATTGTTGTGACTATGTCGTTAATGTGTACTGTCATAAACACAGTATCATTATCAATAAACAAACCAAACTGGCTTAAATTGAAATTAAGATTTTGAAGTTGATAATGCCCGCGAATACGGTAAATTTCTGGTTCGTATTTACGATCACGGTTTTCTAAGAATAATAAATCTTGAATATTTGTTTCTTTTATTACATCATATATTGGTTGATCAGCAGTTCCTTCTAACGGATTTTTA